ATACGGTGAATCAGACGCCTTGGCTGAAGTCAAGACGTGGATGGAACACCAAGCCTACTACTTGACCGAAGCCACTGTTGAGCTGGCCAAGGAGCGTGGCCCTTGCAAAGATTCTCACCACACCTGGTATGGCAAAGGTGTATTTCCTTGGGAGAGGCGAGCAGCCGGGGTCAACGAACTTGTAAATTTTGCACCAGAACTAGACTGGGAACCCTTGCGTGAACAAATGAAAGCTCACGGAGTACGCAATGCCACACTGATGGCAGTGGCACCTGTTGAATCAAGTTCTGTGGTGATCAACTCAACCAATGGTATTGAAATGCCCATGAGTTTGATCACTGTGAAAGAATCCAAAGCTGGCAGTCTCACACAAGTTGTGCCCGAGTATCATAGATTAAAAAACCGGTATCAGTTAATGTGGGCACAAAAAGACTGCATTGGCTATTTGAAAACTGCGTGTGTGTTGGCTGCTTACATTGATCAGTCAATCTCTACCAACACATTCTACAATCCAGCGCACTGGTCTGATCGCAAGGTGCCTACCACACTGATTGCTCGCAACCTAATGCAGGCACACTATTGGGGTCTCAAAACATTCTATTACAGTCTTATCAACAAGGCTGGCAGCAAAATGATCAAAGAAGATGCACCCGCGCCCATGCTTGAAATTGATTTTGATCTCGAAGAAGATTGTGAATCTTGTAAGTTATGAATAGCATAGAAAAAGTCTGGGCAAGGGCTACGGGCCACCTAATGGGGAACACAGACCATGACCGTCCTGATGTGCCCATTTTAACCTTGCGAGAAGCCCGATTGGCCTTGTTCTTCAAGACTTTTTGGGTTATAATACATGTTGTGACCTGTGGGTTCATCATAGCAAATACAATAAGGCACTGGTAATGGATTTTTTGAGTAGGATTAATTGGCACAACCATGATGGTGTAAACCTTAGCATGATCAATGACTTCGGGCGCAATCAATTCTACGACAGAATTCTTTCTCGTTATGTAAAAGATCAAGACTGCACTGACATTGGGTTTGGCACAGGCTTGTTGTCAATGCTGGCACTCAAGCATGGCGCCAGGCATATTCGTGCATTTGAAAGTGACCAGGATCGATATCAACTTGGCTGCGAAATCATCAAACAATTAAACCTAGCTAATTGGATTGAGTTAATTAATGAACGATATGATCACAGCTATCAGTCTACACCTGTAACATTTACAGAAACTGTGAATGGTAATTTATGGTGGGAAGGCTTATGGAACAGTTTGCCACGTGATGAAAAATCAATTTTTTTACCAGGTGAATACTTTTTGGAACTGTGGGCTGTAGAGGTTTCAGACAGCTTTGCTCAAGGGTTGACCATACCAGGCCAAAGCCAAGCGTTCTTTGCCCCCGGTGTTGATGCTGACCCTGCATTTGTTTCGCTAATTAATGCTCTAGCAAACAAAGTGTCCGTTGAATCATTTCTATTGCCTACTGGCATTGTAAAATTTAACTACCAACAAGAAACAGCATGGGGATGGATGCCTTATTTGAGAGCAGTGCAAGCTGGATCAGTTGTTGCCAGTTATTCAGTCACGCATTGGGATGAGAATAGAAAATCGTTTACACTTGATGTAGACACTAAAGATTGGTGTGATAAAACTGTATTAATTGTACCACGCATGGGCATGCAACAAGACTCAGATCGATTGTACCTAGATACAGGCTCATGGGGACCAGGCAAAATCCCTATAATTTTAGTAAACCCACAAACAAATTTAGTTGTTAAGCACAGTGTAAAAACTGGACTAATTACATACTCACTAGAATAATTAACATGTTAGAAACTTGTTGTGATATATTAGTAGATGCGTACAAACGCAATTGGATAACCAGTAGAGATGGCAACATCTCTATTCGTCATCACGACCGTGATCACTTTTATATCACACCATCGGGTGTGCGCAAACAGACACTACAACCAGATCAATTTAAAAAGATCCAATTGATTAACAGCATCAGTGCTATCCCACCTTTTCTAACCAAATCCTGGCAAGAAGATCACTACACTGACATCAGTGCCAACCTCAAGCCCAGCGGTGAAATGCCTTTGCATTTTGGATTGCAAAAGGAAATGGGACAGCACTCAAACGATGTTAGAGTTGTTGTTCATGTGCATCCAACCTATTGCATTGCAGCCATGCATGCTGGTATTGATTTGAGCACTATTAGTGATTCATTTCCAGAACTCAATCGCTATACTCGGGTCGCACCTAATGTGGGCGATGTTGCTCCTATCAGCCAAGAGCTTGCTGATGCATGTCATAGTAATTTGGGCCTGGATCAAGCAGGCAATATCAAATTTGATATTGTGGGAATCAAAGGACATGGAGTTGTGGCCATTGATGTCACTCCATGGCGTGCTTATGAGCACATTGAAAGATTAGAACACATTTGCAAGATAGTTCTTGCGTCAGGAAAATACTAAATGAGCTACATCGTAGGATCATTGCCGCCGATCAAGTGCTTTGTTAAAAGAGAATTTCTCTATAACTTTGAAAAGGGTCATGGAGAATTAGAACCCGCTATCTGGATCAGTCTCAAGGCCTTGCGAGGACAGGTATTTCGCATCGAATCTCTATTGCCCAACTATGGAGCATTGTATGACAAGTTACCTATTCATGCTTATGTGTGGCAAGAAAATTACACAGGCAATCTGCCCATAGACACCTTGCAACTGTGGGACTGCATGGGCTACCGCTTTACTATCATTGAAAAAATAGGCTTGCGTAATCTAGGCGTGAAGTTTCTGGGTAAAGATAAAGAATGGCACCACGGAACTTATTTGTTCACTGTGGACTTTTGTGCTGATGGCATGGATGTGGACACAGGCTTTACTGAAGTTGCCGAAGAGCACAAGAGTTTTAACTTTATTAGATTGGAAAACGGACAGTTTGCATGTCAGCCCAACAACCGATGCTTGTGGTACGACCAAAGTTTGATCAGTGCTGACACCAAGTGGCCAGACTTTCAGGCAGCCAGAACACTGTGGACAGTGGATGGCACACGCAAGTGGTCGGCGGGCGATGATTGGTTTTACACCATCGAAGAAAAAAATGAATAAAAGGAAAAATTAAAATGAGCCAAGCACAATATAACTTATCAACCAAAACAGATTACCTGCATCGCAAGATGTTTTTAGATCCAGCAGGACCAGTAACCATTCAACGATTTGAAGAAGTCAAGTACAACAAACTGGCCAAGTACGAACAAGAAGCCCGCGGTTTCTTTTGGGTGCCAGAAGAAATTTCATTGAGCAAGGATGCCAATGACTTTAAAGAAGCATCAGACACTGTCAAACATATCTTTACTGCAAACTTATTGCGTCAAACAGCACTTGACAGTTTGCAAGGCCGTGGTCCAGCACAAGTGTTTACTCCTGTAATTAGTATTCCAGAATTGGAAGCATTGATGTACAACTGGAGTTTCTTTGAAACCAACATTCACAGCCGCAGTTACAGCCACATTATCCGCAACATCTACAATGTGCCCAAGGATGTGTTCAACACCATTCACGACACCAAAGAGATTGTGGACATGGCGTCAAGCGTAGGCAAGTATTACGATCACCTGCACATGGTCAACTGCGAAAAAGAACTTGAAGTTCCGGTCAAAGATCACGGCCACGTCAAAGCAATTTGGTTGGCTCTCAATGCCAGTTACGCATTAGAAGCATTCCGCTTCATGGTTAGCTTTGCTACCAGTTTGGCCATGGTAGAAAATCGCATCTTCATTGGCAATGGCAACATCATTCAGTTGATCCTGCAGGACGAAATCCTGCACAAGGAGTGGACAGGGTGGATTATCAATCAAGTGGTCAAAGAAGATCCTCGCTTTGCTCAAGCCAAACAAGAGTGTGAAGCCGAAGTGTATCAACTGTATCTAGATGTTATCCGTGAAGAAAAAGAATGGGCTGATTACCTGTTCAACAAGGGCCCAGTGATTGGTCTTAACGCACAGATCTTAAAAGACTTTGTGGACTACACAGCAGCTAATGCACTAAAAGAAATTGGCATCAAGTATCTTGAGCCAGCACCACGCTCCACACCCATTCCATGGTTCAACAAGCACGTGGACACCAGCAAGAAACAAACTGCACTCCAGGAAAACGAATCAACCAACTATGTTATTGGCGTGATGAGCGACGCCATTGACTACGACGAGTTACCGAACTTGTGATAAATTAAACGAAAAAAATGAAAAATATTGTTACTCGCTATTGCATAAATCCAGACATATCATTTCCAGAATATGATATTGATACCGGTGAATTAGTAAAAATACATAACTATGATGATTTTTGTCATCTAATAAATCGATGGAAAATAATATTAGTTAAAAAATATAATGCGCAGCCTGGGCAGACAATCCTATTAGGTATTGGGCCAAATTTATATTACTACTCCTTGATATTTGCTGCCGCAGAATTGGGATTGGTGTTTATTGTGGACTGGCTTAAGGCCGTCACAGAAAAAGATTTAGAAAACCCTAAAATTTCAATGTATGGTCAAATTGACTATATTGTTATTGACGCTAATTTTCATAAAACAGGCCATCCACAGGCATTCAATGAATGGACGATACAGCGGGATTTAAGATTTGGAAGAAATTTTTTGTACCAACATGAATTTTACGACTATAAGATAACCAAAAGCCCAGGCATCACTGATATCGTAAAAGCAGTTTGGGCGACCCCTGATTCTACTTTAATATACACTTGCAGCAGTGGTACCACTGGCATGCCTTCGAAAATAGTAGAGTCGCATAAAAAAGTTTTTCAGATGAGCGATAGATTGATTAATATATATTTTACAAAAAATGACAGTGCGCTACATTATAAAACTGTGCATCATGGATCCACCATGAGCGTACATTTTTTGCCAGCATTTATGGCTGGTGGTGCCCAATTTACCCCTGAGGGAATCAATGGTGATCATAAGAGTATGGATCCGGTAATAAAGTTTGTTGTAGATAAAAAAATCAATCAATTATTTTTACACACACCAGAAATGCTACTGTATTTTTTAAAAAACACACCCAAAGTATCTCACAAAGTTGATATAACGACTCTACAACAAATAACACCTGAGATGTTGTTGTTAATGAAAGAAAAAAATATTAATTGTATAAGAAGTTCGTTTGGCGATACTACCATTGGAGGTGTGTTCTTTATGAAAACCGTAGATCAAACAACACCCATTGGTGAGTACGATGTGAATAACATGGGGCCAGTACTAGATGATTTTTATCAATTTGAAATTAGAAACAACCATCTATGGATAGCAATCCCATCGTTGCAACAAGAATGGAAAACTAGCAATGATGTATTTGCAGTGGTTGATGGAGATTATCATTTTAAAGGTCGTGCCACCGCCTATCGCATAAACGGAGAATGGATTAACTTGGTGTCACTAGAACAAATTGTAATTCAATTATTTGGATTGTCAGACGCTAAATCTAACGCTAATATAGTAATTGATTCTGATCAACAAAAAATCTATCTTGCAGTATGGGTGTCAAATAACGAAGCTGAAAATAAATTAAAAAATTATTTAACAGATACATATAACGGAGCAGTTGACATATCGTATATTTTAAGAAATGAAAATCGTGATGAATTTCTTGGTAGTAGAAAAATAGATAATTCAAAAATACGATTGGTATGTAGAGAAAAATTAAATTTAATTGGAGATTGATTATGAAAAAATTTATTGTGGTACTAATGGCTTTGACGTTGTTCGCTGGTAATGCCGTTGCTAGTTTTCCAAACAAAACTGTTAAAATAATCACATCGTTGCCTGTTGGGTCAGGGTCAGACGTCGTTGCTAGAAAACTAGCTGAAGTACTGAGTGAAAAATGGCGTGTTCCAGTTATCATTGACAACCGTCCTGGTGCATCCGGTGGTGTTGCACTTGACATTTACAACAGAGAATCAGCAGATGGTCACACCATTGGGTATTTTGATGGTGGAGCAATTATAGGGTATCCTATTATGTATAACAAGCCAGACAGCATTACAGCCATTGAACCAATTCTTCCGTTCTGGACAGTTCATCTAACACTGTTTGCATCAACTCAGATCAAAGACTTTGCTGCACTCAAAGAAGAAATTGTTAAAAATCCAACTTACGGGTCTTGGGCAAACGGATCTGCTGGTCATCTTGCTGGCGCAGTATTTGGTAGTGTGTTTGATGTTAGCATGAATCATATTATATATAAAGAATTTGGTACGTGGTATGTTGATACTTCTAACAAAATTGTCACTTATGGGTTTGGGTCCATTAGCTCTAGTAAGGGAATGGTACAGCTAGGTAAACTGCATTATCTGGGTATCCTGGCCCCGAGTCGCGATCCCAGATACCCATCAGTGCCTACAATCAAAGAACTCACTGGAAAAGATTTGCCCGAACCACCGGCTTTTCTGGCATTTTTTATTCACAAAAATGTTCCAGTCACTGTGAAAAAACAAATTGAATTGGACATGCGAGAGGCAGCCGCTGATCCTAGAGTCAAAGAATTATTATCAAAATTAGACATGACTTCGATCAGTAACATGACTTTGAACGAGTTTAATCTGCAAATCAATCGGCAAGTTAAAGAGTTCAATCAAATATCACAAAAGTTCAATATCACTGTTAAATGAAAGCAATTGTATGGTCAAAAGACCAATGCCCCTACTGCGACCAAGCCAAGGCGTTGTTAAAATCACGCAACATTGAATTTGAAGAACGCAACATCCAGCATGGTTGGACTAAGGAACAACTGCTAGAAGCAGTACCAACGGCTCGCTCAGTACCACAGATCTTCTTGGATGACAAACTTGTGGGCGGGTTTACTGAACTCAGAACAAAACTAACAGAAAGCCGATAATGGAAATTGGAAAAGTTTACACATTCAAACTGAACTCTGGCGAGGAGATGATTGCCAAAGTTATAGACGCTGGTGAAGGATATGCCATGTTACAGGACCCTGTGAGCGTGGCTCCTGGACCACAAGGCATGGGACTTGTGCCATCAATGTTTACCGCAGATCCTGACAAAAATCCCCGGCTAAATATGAATTGTGTTGCTATCTCTGCATTGACAGATGAATCAGTGCGTATGAAATACATTGAGGCAACCACAGGCATCAAAGTGCCAGAAAAGCGAATTTTAGTGGGATAAAATGCCAGCAGTACAACGAGTAGGTGATGCAGACGGTGCAGGAGGGGTGGCCAGTGGCGGCGTTGGTTCAGTGCGAGTCAACGGTCGCCCAGTGATTGTTGATGGTAACTCTGTAAGTGCTCATCCTTGTTGTGGTCAACGTGGTTGTCCGCCTATTCACTGTGGTGCTGTCACAGCTGGTGGGTCAGGTTCTGTCAGAGCAGGAGGTACTCCTGTAGTTTATACAGGTGCTGGTGATACTTGTGGTCATGCCCGAGCCGGCGGATCCAGTGATGTTAGAGTGGCAGCATAATGGCACAAGGTATCCTAACTCCTCTGCAATTGACAGCGGCAGCAGGACTATTGGCCAACACAGGGTTAAAACCATTTCCTCCTGCATTACTGTCGGCAATTGGCACATTCAATGCTACCACGGTTATTGCCAATTTTATTGCCGCAGTTAATTTTTACAAAGCACAGTCTTTTGCCACCCAAAGCACGTTGGAAAGTTTATTAAGTATTGGTAGTGCAGTGTGTCCAGCGTTAGGCAACAGCATACCTACTAGCCCTATTGGAACATATCCATATCTGAGAGCAGAATACTTAACCACTCCATTTAATGCCACTGATGGGTCAACGTTAGATCCATCAGGATTTAGCAATTTGATTGAACAAACTTGTGCTGCCTACCTTGGAGATGGTGATGTTGGCCGCTTTGCACAAGGCTTTATGGCTGTACAAGGTTACATCAACACAACCAATCAGTTCATTAATTCTGCAGTCAACGCACAAACTTACCTTGGTCCCACATTTACCAACATGGATGCGTTGACCACAAACAATATTAGTGATGTCAACCCAGACTTTGGCAATTTTGCGACAGATTTAACTAATCAAGGCAATTTGACCAACTTGAATGACCTTCGATTGTATGGTACACCTGCTGGACTATTGCGTCAATTGGCCGCCGAAGGCAACATGGTCGGTGGTGTATTTGGACCGGTACAAACTCCATTGTTGGCAGCTGGGCTGTCAGCTAAAGAGATACAAACGTTATTGACAGGATCAGACACAGTTACAGACAATGAATATCTTCGTTTACAAAAATTAGCTTATGAAGGCATGACAAATGTAACTGGAACTGATTTACAACAGGTGTTGAATATATTAGAAATTACCACACCTAACATCACCAGTATGGCCGACTTGTTGGATCAGACCAAGATATTTCCCAACAGTTATACCACATTGCAAACACCTAGCCCTGTGGGCCCAGTTTTGGTATACGGACCAGATGGTAGCGTTAACATGAACTTGGCTGACAATGTGTCAGTGTATCTAGCATCTCCGAATGGGTGCGAAGATCTAGGCAAAGTAATTCCGCCATCCCAAGCAGTGGCCAACAAGGCCGTGCAAGTAGCATTTGAACAGATTACTAACATAACCAATGCCACAATACCTGCCTTGGCTGACACAATTGACACTGTGACAAGAAATCCCTGGAAGAGCAATACCTCGTATCTGGCCAACGCAGTAGTGGCAGATGCACCAGCGGTGCCCACAGTGGGAAATCTAGCACAGTTAAGTCCAAACACTGTGTTTTATCGTGCTCAGCAGGATGTGCCTGCAGGTATAGACATTAACAATGATGACTATTGGTTGCCAACCACACTAGGATGTGGATTGAGTACCATGGCTGATTTGCCGTTGATTCAAGCACAGACCGCACCCATTGACCCGTCTGTGGCTGACTATTTTTCCAACACAGTTGCCACCGGTACAGGACCAGATGGAACCATAACTACTTGTGATGTAATTGGACTAGCCATTGATCATGACAATTTTGCTACTCAGCTTACAAACGTAGCTGACATCATTGACGGGCTTGGTACAGGATTAGATGATTTATCTCAAATTTACGCTAACATGTTAGGTTCGGCAAACGATGCTGCAATGATAGCATATATTTCTAGTGCCAATGCAGAAATAGAAAGCATTAGGTCAGTGCATCCAGATCAAGTGGTAGCAATGAATACTGACTGGGTTTACATGGCTAACTTGATGAATTTGTCAGCCAAATACACCACCGAAGCAACCATAGACTACTTTACACTTTCTGCAGGTGACAAGGTCAGCACCATGAGTTTTGTACAACAACTTTCGGTGTATGGCACTCAAAATTGTTCTTGCGGTCCGGCTGCATTTTTAAATAGTGTAGCAGACACCACCACACTTGCTGGGCAGGCAGTAGTAGGAACCATGCGAGAAGGCAAAAACAATCAGTGCTTGGGGGAAGCTAGATTGAACGTTGACACTGCACCTAATCCACAACAAGAAGTGTCTTGTGTGCCTGCTGTGACTCCTGTGTACTAAAGTATACATTTTTTCTGGTTGACCAATAAAGGCCGTGCCTGCTATAATTAGGGCATGTGGACCAGGATACAACGACAAATACTAAAGTATTACTATCGTACTAATTTTACGGTAGTAGAACTCTTAGTGATTGTAGGGTTATTATTTTGGTTGACCAGAAATGTGTTATTTGCTATAATTTAGGCATAGTAAGCAACAAAGGAGCCCCAAATGACCCAGATGTCTAAGATCCAGCAAGTCAACTCTGCAATCATGTTTGGTGAGTTTTCAAACACTGAGCTTGACAGCATTATCAGTGCAGTGCAATTTGCCAAGGCAAATCTGCGTAAACACAATATCCGCCAATTTGCCAAAGGTGACACTGTGAAGTTCCACAGCACCAAGCGTGGCATGACCATGTCAGGCACCGTGAGCAAGATTGCTATCAAGTATATCACAGTGACTACTCCGCAGGGCTTGTGGAAAGTGCCTGCCAACATGCTGGAGGCAGCATGACATTTCGACGTTGGTTAACCCAACGGTGGTATGCTCACTGCCTTGAAATAGAAGAATGGACCGGCCGCATGCCACCCTATCCAATGTCAGAATATTTTGCCAAATACAAATATTGGCTCAAACGCGAATACCGTCATCAACAAGGAGAAAACAATGGGTCTTGATATGTATGCTTATGTGGCCACCCGTGAAGGTCAGCAACGCGAATACTACGACGGTGCTGAGTGGGACGAAATCACCAAAGATCTTGTGAACGCAAAGGTAAACAAGCCGCGTGAGATTGCCTACTGGCGCAAGCATCCTAACCTGCATGGCTGGATGGAACGCCTGGCAGAACAAAAAAAATTAGGCTATGATAGCTTCAACGGCATTGAAATGGAACTCACTGCTGAGGACTTGGATGAACTTGAGCGAGCAGTCACGCACAGTCAACTGCCTGCCACATCGGGATTCTTCTTTGGCAACAATTCAGACCAGCACTACTATGACAGTGACCTGGCGTTTATCAAAGCCGCTAGAACAGAAATGTTCATGGGCTTGAAGGTGTTTTATAACTCATCGTGGTAAGGCGTTAAGTATATGAATGAAACCGATTACAGCCACTCAAGGTATGATGCCATAATGGCCGCAGGATGGATCCGAGACCTAGAAAGCTCTGACAGCCGCATTTACAAAGAAAAAGTGATTGAAAAGGCTCTCATGGCTGCTCGTCTTGGCAGTGCCGATGCACAGTGTTTTTTGTTCAATTGCTACCAAGCCTACAATCCTTTCTATGTGTTTGGCATCCGCCAGGTGCCTGAGACTGTGGGGCTGACTGGTCGTGCCAATCCTTGGACACAGTTCTGGGCCCTTCTTGAAGGCCTACGCACTAGATACATCACAGGCAATCGTGCTAGAGAAACAATTGAGCTAATGAGCCAGCAGTTTGACTCAGAAGAATGGAATGGCCTAGCTCGCCGTGTGTTGATCAAGGACCTGCGGTGCGGTATTTCAGAAAAGACCATCAACAAGGTTGTGGGCAAGACCGAATACAAGATACCAATTTTC